GCTTTATCAGCAAACACCACAGCAAACCACAATACAGCAGTTGGAGCTTCTGCTTTAACTGCAAACACTACAGGAACACAAAATGTTGCTCTTGGTTCTTCTGCTGGTAGAAGTTGCACAACTGGTGGTCACAATGTTGCGATAGGGTATGCAGCTTTAGATGCTTCTACAACAGGTGCACAAAATGTAGGAATTGGTCGTTATGCGATGATATTGAACACAACTGGTTATTCTAATGTAGGAGTAGGCAATAATGCAATGTATGCAAACACCACAGGATATGGTAATACAGGAATTGGTAATGGTTCTCTTGATGCTAACACTACCGCAAATTTCAACACAGCACTGGGTTATCTATCTTTAACAAGAAACACCACAGGAACTTATAATACTGCTTTGGGTACAAATGCTTTAGCATACAATACTACAACTAATGCTAATACTGCTGTAGGTTATAATGCAGGAACTTCAAATACTGGTACTGAAAATACCTTTATAGGTTATGAAGCAGGGGGCAATGTAACATCAGGAGGTACTAATACTTTCTTAGGCTTTCAAGCAGGTCATTATCAAAATGCTGTAACAACAGGCTCTGATAATACTGTTGTAGGAGCTTATGCTAGAACTTCATCAGCTACGGTTAGTAATGAGGGTGTCTATGGTCGTTATGCTTTAGGACAAGGAGCATCAACAGCAACAATAGGTATTAGTGGTAATGGAGTTCATATTGCACTTAATGGAAGTACAACTTCTTGGTCTGCTCATTCTGATGAAAGACTTAAAGAAAACATTCAAGACTCAACAGCAGGACTTTCTTTTATTAACGATTTAAGACCTATAACCTATAATTGGAAATCTAAAAAAGATATATCTGAGGAATTTGTAAACTATTATGATGCTGATTCAGAAGAACCAGTACAAGGTCAAGTTAAACAAACCAATCATGGTTTTATAGCACAGGAAGTAAAAACAGCAATAGATGCACATCCTGAAATAAAAGAAGGACATTCTATTTGGAGAGAGTCTCCCGATGGTGTTCAAAATGTAGCAGATGGTGCTTTAGTACCAATGCTTGTAAAAGCTATACAAGAACTTTCAGCAGAAGTTGAAACACTTAAATCACAACTAGGAGAATAAAATGACAACAGTATCAGAAGTACTAACAGCAGCAACCGATAGCGTAACGCTTATTAATGACATTAACACTCAAGGTGCTAATTCAATATATGCAGGAGCATCTAATGACATAGAAGGAAATGTAGTAGCTTCTACATGGACTCAAGCAGAGATAAATGAAACCGTACAACGTAACGTTGACCACATCGAACTTATCTTGGCTTACACAGAACCAGATGTAGCAGGTGACTCAGCAGATAAGTCTAGCTATACAACAGCAGTTACTACAGGAAAAACTTATATCACAGATAATTCCTAAAAACAAAACACACGGAGAATAAATAATGGCAAGTTACACTAGACAAAGTTCGTTTGCAGACGGTGATACAATCACTGCTGCTTTATTTAATAACGAATTTAACCAACTTGTAAACGCTTTTCACAACTCTACAGGGCACAAACACGATGGCACAACAGCCGAAGGACCTGTTATAGGGTTGATTGGAGATGCAGGAGAAACTTCTCCGAACAATAAGGTTTTAATTGATACAACAAATAACTACATTGAGTTTTATGTAGAAGTATCTTCATCACCTGTACAACAGCTATACATAGCCGATGGTGCTATTGTACCTGTTACAGACAGTGATGTTGATTTAGGTACAAGCTCATTATACTTTAAAGATGCTTATATAGATTCTATCACTACTACAGGTAATGTAGCAGTTGGTGGTAATCTTACAGTTACAGGTAACGCCACTATCTCCGGTAACCTTACATTTGGTGATGCAGACACTGACAGCATTAACTTAGCTGCAGAGATTGATTCAGACATTATACCAAACACAGATGGCACTTACGATTTAGGTAGTGCTACAAAAGAATGGCAAGACCTTTACATAGATGGTACTGCCAACATTGACAGCTTAGTAGCTGATACAGCAGACATTAACGGTGGTACAATTGATGGAGCTACCATAGCAACCTCAGATATTACTGTAGGTTCTGGTAAAACTTTAGACGTTTCATCAGGTACACTAACTTTAGCAGACGACCAAATCTCAGGTGATAAAGTTGAAGGTGGTACAATAGCTGCTACAACAGTTACTACATTAACTTCAACAACTGGTAACGTTACTAACGTTAATGCTACAACTGTAGACACAACTAACATTGAAGTCACAAACATTAAAGCTAAAGACGGAACTTCAGCAGGTTCAATAGCAGACTCTACAGGTATTGTAACACTTGCAAGTTCTGTATTGACTACAACAGACATCAACGGTGGTACAATAGATGGTACAACCATTGCTACATCTGACATAACTGTAGGAGCTTCAAAAACTTTAGATGTCTCTGCAGGTACTCTAACACTTGCTGATAATCAAATTAGTGGTGACAAGGTTGAAGGTGGCACAATAGCTGCAACAACCATAACAGATTTAACTTTTGGTAGCCTTAACGATGGCACGATAACTGCCACAGCTTTTGTAGACGAAGACGATATGTCTTCAGACTCTGCAACACTTATACCGACACAGCAATCTGTAAAGGCTTATGTAGACTCTCAGGTGACTGCACAGGACTTAGATTTTCAAGGAGATAGCGGAGGTGCACTTTCAATTGACCTCGACTCAGAGACTCTCACAATTGCTGGTGGAACAGGTTTAGATACAGTAGGTTCAGGTAACACTGTAACAGTTAATATAGACTCTACAGTTGCTACACTGACAGGCTCTCAAACCTTAACAAACAAAACACTTACAAGTCCTGTAATCAATACAGGTGTTTCAGGTACTGCAATATTAGATGAAGATGATATGTCTTCTGATTCAGCTACACAATTAGCTACCCAGCAGTCTATTAAAGCTTATGTCGATGCACAAATCTTAACAGAAGATACATTAGCTGAGTTAAACGATACTAACATTACATCGCCTTCTGATGGTGCTTTATTATTTTATGAAGCTACTTCTTCAAATTGGATTGACAATGTAGTATCTGGTGATATTACTATGACAGGTGGTGGTGTTGCAACGATTGCTGCTGGTGCAGTAGACAACGCTATGTTAGCAGGAAGTATTGCTAATGATAAACTTTCAAACTCTACAGTTTCATACGGTGGTGTAAGTTTAGCACTAGGTGCTTCAGATGCTACACCAGCTTTTGACCTTACTGATGCAACGAATTACCCGACAAGTTCTTTAACAGGAACTATAACCAATGCACAACTTGCAGGGTCTATTGCAGTTTCTAAAACTTTATTGACTGCAGGAACAGGTTTAACATTAAGCACTGATACATTATCTGTAGATGCTGCTCAAACACAAATAACTTCTGTAGGTACTTTAGGTTCTTTGACAGTCTCTGGAGACCTTACAGTCGATACAAGCACTTTAAAAGTTGATTCAACTAATAATCGTGTAGGTATTCTAAATGCTTCTCCAGATGTTTCATTAGACGTTGGTAGTGCTACAGATGCTATACACGTACCAAGTGGTACAACAGCTCAAAGACCTACAGGTGCTAACGGTTACTTTAGATATAACTCTGAAGATGCTCAGTTTGAAGGTTATGCTGATGGTGCTTGGGGTGCTATTGCAGGTTCAGGTGGTGGTGGTTCAGCTATTGAACCTCAAATCTTTGCAGGTGATGGTTCAACTGTAGACTTTACACTGACTTCAGCACCTACAAGTGAAAACAATTTACTTGTGTTTATTGATGGTGTTTTCCAAGCACACGATAGCTACAGTGTTTCAGGTACAACTTTAACGTTCTCTACAGCTCCGGCTAATACAAGAGTCGTTACAGTCTACCATGCACGAAGCAGCATTAGTGGTTCTAATATGATTGTTGACACTATGACAGGTGACAACAGTGATACAACCTTAACACTGTCTGTAGCTCCTGTAAGTGAGAACAACGTTCAAGTATACTTTGATGGAGTTTATCAGAGCAAAGCTAACTATAGTATCTCTGGAACTACCTTAACATTCTCTACAGCCCCTGCAACTGGTGTAGCTGTAGAAGCTATTACACATACGCAGACAACAATTAACGAACCGGCTGCGAATACTGTAACACCTGCTAAGATTGCAGCAGGTGATTTCTATTTTGATACTGATACACTTTATATAGATGCTACAAATAATAGAGTTGGTATTAATACTACAAGTCCTGCACACCCATTAGATGTTACAGGTGCAGTACGAGCAAGTTCTGGCTATTATGTTGAGGGCAATACAGGTGGTGGTTTTTTATGGGTAAGTGACAATGAACCATTAAGATTTGGTACAAATAACTCAGAACGTGTAAGGATTAGTGAGACTGGAAATATGCTTGTGGGTACTACTTCTAATTCAAGAAGCAGCCGAGCAGTAATATCTGGCACTGGTGGAGATGTTTTGCAATTAATTGGCGGTGCAAGTGGAAAGATGGGTTTATATATAACAGGGTCAACTTCTACAAATCATATTTATTGTGATAACACAAGTACTGCACAATTTTATGTAGTGCGTTCAAATGGTAATTATTATTTTGAAGGCTCTGCTGTTTCAGACAGAGATTTAAAAGAAAACATTAATGATATTCCTGATGGGTCTTTAGCGTTAATAAATGGATTAACACCTAGAACATATAACTTTTTAGCTTCAGAAAATTTTAGCACAAACACAAAAACTGGTTTTATTGCACAAGAAGTTGCAGAAGTTATTACAGAAGGTAATGTGGCTACAGGAACAGATGGTCAAAAAGATATGGCTGTGGATACCACTGGTATAGTTGCACATTTAGTTAAAGCCATGCAAGAACAACAAGCATTAATAGAAGCACAGGCTACAACCATTACAGACTTAACAACCCGAATAGAAACACTGGAGAACGCATAAGATGGCAACAACTAAAGAGTTAGAAGCTAGAATCACAGCACTGGAGAGCTAAAATGGTTGAGATACCCATGATAGTCTGGAACATGATAATAACATTGGTGTTCGTACCAATCTTAAACAGCATACGTGTCAACACTCAAGAACTTAAAAGACTCGAAATACTTGTCAATAAGACACGTGAAGAGATTGCAAAAGAGTATGTCACTAAAATAGAGCTAAAAGATGATATGTCAGTCTTAATGGAAAGAATGGATAAAATCAGTGAAAAGCTTGACAAATTGTTTGAAGTTAAGTAAAATAGGTATATAGGAAATAAGAATGTCAAAAAGAAGAAATAGAAAAAGAAGTTCATCAGAAAGACAAGACTATCGTAAAGGTGGTAGAGTTGGTTATCAAGAGGGTGATATTGTTCGTAATATGCGAACAGACCTAGATCGTGAAGAAATAGATAGACAAAGAACTCAAAGAGAACTTGAGAATCAACCTGATATAAACATTGGTGGTGGTATGCCTTCAAACATACAAGCACCGACAATGCCTAATATTCCCGGTGGTGGAGGTAGTCCTTCATTAGAAACTAAACCTGCTACAGAACCTACTCCAGCACCTTCTCCTGCTACTGATGAAGAATTAGCAGCAGCAGAAGCTGAACGTATTAGAGGGTTAGATGAAGCTAAACAACAAGAAGAGTTTAGTCAGGAACGGGGAGCTAGAATAATTGAAACAGGAAAACAAGCTCAAGCAATTGCTAGAGGTGAAATACCTGAAGGTGCTATACCAACAGCTAAAATAGAAGCAGTTCCAACAGGACCAGAATATGAAGCAGAAGCTTTACAACTTGCACAACGTAAAGGAGTTACACCAGAGTTTGTAAAAGAAATAGGCTTAGAAAATGTTCAAACAATGAAAGACATTTCTAGAGCTGCAACTCCAGAAGAATTACAAGCTGCAAGAATGGAAGCTTTTCAAGTTACTGAAGCTCCAGAAATTGCTGTAGCTGAAGGTGAGATTACAGAAGATGCTCTTGCAAAAGCTGCAGGTGTAGAAAGAGTAGCTCCCATAGAAGGTGCACAGGTAGAAATTATACCCGGAGCATTAACTGAAAGAGTTATAGGGACGATTAGTCCTGAAGCTAAATCTCAAGCAGCTATAAATGCTGGAAGTTCTTTATCACGTATTACAAGAGCTAAAAAGCAATTAAAGAATGCTGGACTAAGTGATGCAGATATTACAGAATTGGGTAACGACCCAGAAACTTTAGAAGCTAGACTAGCTGATTTTAGTGAAGCTGAAAGAGGTATCATTGAAGGATTACCAGAAGAAGCCTTAGTATCTAATCAGTTAGATAGTTTATTAAAAGGTATTGAAGAGGGTGAAGTTCCTACATGGGCAGCACCTGCTGTAGCTAGTGTTGAACAAATGTTAGCCCAACGTGGTATGTCAGCATCCACTGTAGGTAGAGATGCCTTGCTCAATACTATTATACAAGCTGCAATGCCTTTAGCACAATCAAATGCTCAAGCTATACAAGCAAGTGTAAGTCAGCAAAAAACTATAGAAGCTCAAGAAGCAGAAGCTAATGCTGCAAGACAACAGCAAACAGCATTAACAAATGCTTCGCAAGTTTTTCAAATGGATATGGCTCAGTTTAGTTCTGACCAACAGATAGCACTTTCAAATAGTAAGTTCTTACAAACTGTAGGAATTACCGAAGCTAATTTAGATCAACAAGCTACCATTCAAAATGCTGTACTAATGTCTCAAGCTAATTTAGCTGAAGCAGACTTTTATCAGAAATCTCAAATACAAAATGCTCAAGCATTCTTAACAATGGATATGCAAAACTTGAGCAATCAACAACAAGCAAACGTATTAAAGGGTCAACAAGAACAGCAAAGATTGTTAAGTAATCAAGCTGCAACAAATGCTGCGAGACAGTTTAATGCTGCTAGTGAAAATCAAACACAGCAGTTTATGGCAAGTTTGAATACACAGGTTAATCAATTTAATGCATCTCAAATGAATGCAGCTAAACAGTTTAACGTACAACAACAAAATGCTGCAGAAGCTAGACGTATTGCTAATGAGTTAGAAATTAACAAAACAAACGCTGCAATAATAAATCAAGCTAAACAATTTAATGAAACAATTGATTTTCAACGAGAACAATTTAATGTTCAAAATGCACAGGCAATTCAACAATCAAATGTTGAGTGGAGACGTAAAGCCAATCTAGCAGATACTGCTGCAAAAAATGCAGTGAATCAACAAAATGCTCAGAATGCATTTAATCTATCATCACAAGCACAAGCATTTTTATGGCAAGAGCTTAGAGATCAAGCAGATTATGATTTTAGATGGGCAACAGATACAGCAAATAGAAAAACTCAAGCTATGATTGCTGCTGCTAGTTCAGAAGGCGATGCAGCTAAAAACTGGTCTAGTAATTTTAACAACGCATCAGCTACCGTTGATCGAATATTTGGTACAGGAGATTAAGAATGGGAATATTATCTAAAGCTTGGAAAGGCTTGAAAAAAGGTGTTAAAAAAATAGCACGTGGAATTAAAAAGGTAGTAAAAAAAGTTGGTAAAGCTTTTGGTAAACTTGGAATAGTTGGTCAACTAGGTATGATGTTTTTAATGCCTTATGCTTTTAAAGGTCTTCAGGGTATTTTTGGAAACTTTGCAGGTTCTCAATCAGGTACGTGGGCTAACAAACTATTATCAAGTAATAATGTAGCTTCAAAAGCTTTAGGAAGAACAATGGATATTATTCATAAAGCTGGTACTGGTGTTGGTAATATTTATAAAGGAGTAACTGAAACTATTGGTAATGCATTTGAGTCTACTAAAGAATTTTTTGGAATTACTAATGATGCTGATGTATTAACAAAAGTAGATAGTGAAGTTACTAAAGGTATAGATGCTCAAAAAATTATTGATAAAGGATTAGGAAAGAAAACAGATGCACTGGCTGATGTTACAGGATTAACAGATGTATCTGGTTTTAAAGGAACTAATTTTAGTTTAGAAGATTCATTATTAGCTGGTAAATCTAAAGAGCCGGGATTCTTTGATAACATAAATATATTTGACAAAGATTCTGCAATTAGAAAAGATATTGCAAGTTTTGATGCCTATGATTATGGTAAGAAGGCGGTTCAATCTTCAGTTACAGATGCAGCTATTGGTGGATTAAAAGCAGCCGGTACTCAAAAAGTAGCAGAAGCTCTTGGTTATAAACAACCTGATGCTGCTGATTATGTTTCTATAAATATACCATCTTTAATGGCAATGAGTTCTCAAAATCCATCTGTTTTTGATACAGTTGATTTAACACTTTCTCAAGGTGGTAATAGTTTCATGGGAGGGGCTTTAGCCAATCAATCATATGTTAATGATTTATTATCTGATGGAACATCTGCGTATGAATCTTATATGAAAAATTTTCAACGTCAAGTCTTTAAACCTATTGGACTAGCAGGATAATATTATGGAAAGATTACCTTTTGAACAACACGATGCAGTAGGAATTGATGCATTAGCAGAAAATACCGGCAGACCTATACCGGGGCAAAGTTTAACAAATAGTCCTGATGAATCTTATCCTTGGGAGAGTCCTCCAGAATTTACAAACTTTAAAGATGCTTTAGAATATATTACAGATAAGTTATTGGTAGAAGAAAATTATATGCCGATGATGCAGTCTGTCAGTGATGGAGTTCCTTTATCAGATATAACTACACAGTTATTATATGTTGGTTTTAGAGAAGGTAAATGGAATCCTGATTTATTATTGTTATTAGTTGAACCAGTTATGTATGTGTTAATGGCACTTGCTGAAAAAGCTGATATACAATATGTTTTATATGGGGATGAAGAAGAGGAAGAAGAACCAGAGACAGATTTAGAAAGTAAAAAAGCTAAAAATATTCAAGAGGTTGCAAGAGCAAAACTTGGTAATATGTCTGAGGTGCCACAAGGAGCATTACCTACTGACATTGCACAACAGATACAAAGTTTAGATATAGGTCCGGGATTGTTAGAAAAACAAAATCCACCAACAAATAATAGTTTATTAGAAAAGGTACAATAAAATGGCAAGATATGATGTAGATGAACAACTACAATTTGTTCAAGGACAACTAGATACAGCTAGAGAAAGAAGAGAGCAAACAGCTAAAGAGCAAGAAAAATTTTCTAAGAAATTATTACTTGCTGATACTGTAGTTAAAGGAGCTACTTCTTTTTTAAATAATAGAGCAGATCAATTAGATGCAGCAAATGCACCTGCGAAAGCTAAGTATCAAAGTTATATAAAAGATGCTAATGATACTTTAACATATTGGGATACAGTTACAAAAAATGGTGGTAAAAGTTATTTACAAAAACAAATATTTAATACGTATTTAGAAGCTGCAAAAAATGAAAGACCTTTTGATGAAGTAAAAAATATTCAAAGCTGGTTAAATGAACAAGCTGAAGCTAAAGCCAACGATCTGTATGGTTCATTAGAAAAGAAAGCATTAGAAGCTAGAGACGTACCAACTTTAGAAGAGTTTATAGAAGGTTATGAACAATTTTCTAAACAAGCAGCTCCTAGAAGTTTATTTGGTGCAGCAGTCAAAGGTTTTAAAAATATTATAGGAGTCGAAACTCCAGATACTTTAGACTATAAAAAGAAAGTAGCTAAAGATAAAGTGTTTGATGCTCCTATGTTTAAAGAGATTAGAGAGTTTAAAGAAGTTGCTGAAACTTATGATAAGCTAGGATATGATACACCCGGTTTAATTGCTAAAATGAAAGAACAATACAAAGATGGTAAGGAGATTGGTAAAAAAATTAAAAGTCAAGAAACAAAAACTATAAGTTATAACTCTTCACCGGGAGTTGTCACAAACGATATACTATCAGTTATTACGTATGAAGATGGCTCAACAAAAGCTGATGTAATAAATTCTTCTAAAAATTACAATGATAGTTTAATGTTAGACTCTAGTACTGAGCTGTCTTTTGTAGCTAAGATTAAACCTGAATTTCAAGATCAAGTGGTAGATATTTTAAAAGACGGAGGAAAGGGTGTTGCTTTAAAGACGAATATTTCTAAAGCCTATTCTTTTGCATTAGCAAATAATGCTTTAAAAATAAATTTAGATGATACTAAAAAAGCTAACGAAATTATTGATTCGTTATATCAAGATATACTACAGGGTAAATTTACAAAAGATGGTATACCAATGGCTATGTACGATCAAGAAAGTAAGATGTTTAAAGTGTCACCAGAGTATAGTTCAATTGCTAAAAAAGAAGGATGGGATGCTGAAACATTCAGACAAACTCAACTTAATCAGCTTGGTATAAACTATACAGTTAATCAAGTTAAACAATCAGGAGACACAGAAACCACTAAATTAAATACTATTGAGTCTCAAATTACAGACCCAACAAAGTTAAAACAATATAATGATTTAATTGAAAATCCTAATACATTATTAGCTAAATTTACATTAACTCAAACTAAAGATAAAACAGGTATTGTAGATATTACTGATGGAAAACCGGTAGAACTTTCTAAATTTTTCCCTAATATTATTGAAGGCACAGGCATTATACAATATGACACCGATACATCAGAATATTTTATCGAAGCTTCTGAAGGAGATTTGAGTCGTAAATTTAATGTTATAAATATTGCTGGTGGTGATACTGGTGGTAAATCTGAAACTGGAGAACCTATAAATATATCTGAAAAGTATAAAATAGATGAAGATACAATAACTAAGTTTAAAAATGTTAAGCCTAAAATAGGTGGTGTTACTCAACAAGCTCCGGGTAGAGAAGACCCAATTGATTTGGTAACAGATGAAATGTTAGTGAATGCAGGTTATATTACAGAAGATGAAAAAAAATATGACCCATTTAAAAAAATATATTTTAGAAGAAAATTTTTAACAGATTTATATAAAGACTTAAACATTTAAAAGGTTCTATGGCTTATCAAAAAGATAACGATAAAGAATTTATCGAATACATTCGTTCAACAGTCGACCCGACTTTTCAACTTTCAAAATCCGATGCAATTAAATATGCTGCCAAAATGGGAGCTAGTGATTCATTGCGTGGTATTGCTCAGTTTGGGGCAGGTCTATTTGGGATGGAAGATGCTACTGAAGAATTAAAAAGAAAAGATAGAACTCTTCAATCCATCTTAGATAATCCTGAATATGGTACTGAAGCTATGACAGCTTTCTTAGGTTCTGCAGTTGTTGCAGACCCTGTAGGTTATTTGCCTATTGTAGGAGCATATAAAAAAGCTAAGAATGTATGGCAACTTGCAAAGTATGGGGGTATGGCTGGTGGCTTCCATGCAGGGATGGGATATGTTAGTGAAGAATCACCGGGTTTAATTGGTGAAAAACAAAGTAGATTAGAAAATATTGCTATTGGTGCTACAGCCGGTACTGCACTTGGTGGACTTGGTGGAGCAGCTTTAGAAGGTATAGCAAAGATTAGAGGTAAAGAGGGATACTTTAAAAAGGCTGATGAAATTGAAATGCCTAAAAAGACTGCCGAAGATGAGTTAGAAGAGTTAGAACAGGTAATAATTAATGACCAACCACTAACGGTAGGTAGAAGAGTTATTGCTCCAGATCGTAAAAACGTAGGAACTATTATACAAATAGATGATGAAGGATTTGCAACTTTACAATTTGTTAGTAAAGAAGGTGCAACTGCTACTAAAAAATTTCCACTAGATGAATTACAACCTCCAAAAACTGGAGAAGCTAAGAAAAGTCCTGAAGGGGCTGTAGCTGAACCGAGTCAATCACCAAAAGAAGTTGTCTTTGTGGTAGATAGAAAATCAAATTCTAAGACATGGTTGTACAAAACAAAAGATCAAGAAACTAAAACACTTTACACAGTTCAAAAAGCTATTGACGAGCAAGGTGAAGTTATTGAAAAGCAGTGGGAAGTTACTATACAACCTACACTACGTGGTAGAAAAAGAGGAGAAAGTATAGCTGATTTTAATAGAAGAAAAAAACAAGCTGTGCAGACTAGAATTTTTGGTAGTAAAGAAAAAGCTACTCAATTTGTAAGAGAGTCAATTAATCCACCAACTGTTAGAAAACAAAAAGATATTGCAGAAGAAGTAAAACCTGTAGAAGGTCGACCTATTCAAGAAGATGTTGAGAAAAAGATTGTTGAAAAAAAAGTTCAAGAGGTTTTTTCTGAGCAATCAGATGAAGGTTTATCTATGAAAGATAGTGTTGTCAAATTCTATCAAGATAAATTTGGTATAGCTTTAAAAAATAAAATGTTTGATAATTGGGGTTCTGCTCTTACAGGGTCTGCATCTGGTATTGCTGGATATAACTCTGTAGATGACCCAAATGCTACAGCACTTGAAAAGTTTGGTATGGGTTTTATAGCTGGATTAGCAGGTGCTGGTCTTACAAAAGGACTAGGCAAAATAAAAGTTGGTGATGATGCGTTAGCAGAACACATGGGAAGATTTTTAATTGATGATTATGGTTTATCTTCTGATTATAAATTACTTAGAAGACAATTACAAGTAAATAAAAATAGCATTGGTCAACAATTTTTAGATGTTGCATTAGAAGCAAACGAAAAACTAGAAGCACCTCAAAGAAGATTATTATATCATTTAATGACAGGTAATTTAGATTCGATAGATGATTTGGCTGAAGAAGGAATTGAGATTAATTTAAAAGGTAGAAAGCTTATTCAAGAAATGGGTCAAAAATATGTTGATCTAGGTTTGTTAGATGAAGCCACTTTTAATAATAATATTAATACATATTTACATCGAAGTTATGTTAAACATTTAAAAAGTCCTAAAGGTAAAAAACTCTTTGATTCAATGAGACAGGTAAGTCTTGCTGGAAATGAATTAAGACCTAGAGGATTAGTTGAAGAAATATCTGAGAGTGCATTTAATAAAGCAGGTTCTAAATGGAAAACTCAAGGCTGGGAAGTTATTGGAGAACCTTCTGCAGGTAAAGTAAAAATACGTAGAGACTTTACACCAGATGAAAGAAAACAAATGGGTGAGATTGAAGATGCATCTTTTGCAATTGCAGAAACAGGTAGATTAATGGCTAATGATATAGCTACTGCAAAATTCTTTAGAGACTTATCAAATGATTCAAGATATGCTATAACTAAAAAATCTTGGGAAGCTAAAGGAAAACCTGAAGATTTTATACAAGTTCCAAATACAACACTAAGAGGAACAACTGTTAAGTCTTATGGAGAATTGGCTAACAAAGAAATGTATGTGCATAAAGATGTTATGCGTGATATTAGTCGTATGGTTAAAATGACTAACGAAAATGTAGGTATGGAAGATGCCTTAAAAAAATTTGATAAAATGCAATCAATTTGGAAAAAATCTAAAACAGCTTGGAATCCAGCAGTACATGCTAATAACGTTATGTCTAACTTGGTACTTTTAGATTTTGCAGATACATCATATTCATTTTTACCTAAAGCAGTTTCTGAATTACGTAAAGGAAATAACTCAGAGTTCTTTAGACTTGCCAGAGAGCAAGGTGTATTTGATGTTGATATTGTAACAAAAGAATTACGTGATACAAGTGGAGCTATGGAACAAGCCTTGGCTAAGATTACTGATGCAGATAGACCATCTCAAATGTTAGGTTATTCTACAGACATGTTTAATTCAGCTAGGAAAGCTAAACAGGCTACCCTTGGTAATCTTGAAAATCTTTATCAACTTGAAGATCAAGTATTTAGAATGGCTGTGTTTATGGATAGAATAAATAAAAAGATGGATGTCACTGAAGCAGCTTTAGATGCAAGAAAATGGTTTATTGATTATGATATTAATGCTCCAGCAATTAACTTTTTAAGAAGAACAGCTACTCCTTTCTTATCTTATACATATAGGATTGTACCATTACTAGCTGAAACAGCAGCATTAAGACCTCACAAGTTTGCAAAGTGGGCAATGATTGGATATGGTTTAAATGAATTAGGTAAACAAGTAGGAGGAGGAGACCCAGAATTAGAAAGAATTACCATGCGTGAAGAACTTTCTAAAACTTTATGGGGTGTTCCATATATGCCACCTACTACTATTAGAATGCCTTTTAATTCTAATGATGGCGATTCTCAATATTTAGATATTAGTAGATGGATACCGGGTGGAGATATTTTTGAAGAAAGAGAAAAAGGAGTACCCGGTATTCCAGCTCCACTACAACCTAGTTTTGGTTTGTATGGTGATATTTATAATGTTGCAGTAGCTAGAACCGACCCATTTACTGGACAAGAAGTTGAAGGATTGGGTGTGGGGGAAGATATGAAAGCGATTGCAAAAGGTCTTGTTAAACGATTAACTCCTAATGTAGCTATTATACCCGGCTCATATGCCTACGAAAAAATGAGACGTTCTTTTAGAACACAAAAAGGATTTGAAAAAGGAGAGTTAATACCCGGTTCAAAATATGCAACAGAGTATAGTCCTTGGGAAGCTTTTGCTTATACTATGGGTATTAAACTTAGACCACAAGACCCAACAGTTAATCAAAAAATAAAAGAAATACAACTTAATAAAGATTTAAAAGAAGTTGAAGGTTTAGTTTACAAAGCTAGAAAAGATTTTGAAAAGGGTGATATATCTTACAAGCAAAGAGAACAAGCTTTTAAAGATGCTGAATTAAAACGTATTCAAATTATTGCTGAATGGAATGCTTATATGAGACTTTATAATCAAGCATTAGGTAAAAAAGTTAAAAGAATTGAAAGAGAGCAACAAGCTAAAGGTGGTATAGTCGAAGGAGAAGACAACGTACCCTTTACTAAAGAAGACCCAGCAGATAGAGTTGACCCTTTCACTGGTGAACCTTACCAAGAACAAATGGATAGGTTAGGTTTTGATAAGGGTGGTCGTGCTGACGAATATAAAAAAAAATTAAATGAACTAGAAAATTATATTTCACAAAATCGTTTAGTTTCTAAAGAAGCTCAGATGAGTTCTATGAGTGGAGAAGGTTATAGTGACCCTCGTTTTATTAAAACAACTGGAAATGAATTAATTGATAAGTATGGGATGCAGCCTTTTCCAGCAGAAGGTAGTGGTAGAATATTATCTACAAAAGAACTGGGAATGAGGGGAGAAGATTCTTTAATAAACCCTTCTCAAAAAGGAACTTTTAACTCAGAAACAGATGTAATACAATACAAAGATATAACAGGAATACTTCCTTCACACACTCCTGAAAGAACACAGATACATGAAATTGTACATAGAGCAGCTCATAGAAGTGGGTGGTTAGATAATTTTTATAAGGATAAAAACTTAAAAAAAATAGCTCCTAAAGTAACTGGTGCTAGAGGTAAACAATTAACACATATAATTAATGAAGGTTTAGCTCACTCTTATGATCATACGCTTACTAATAAAAAAATAGATTCTGAAGAATTAAAAGAACAAATTAAATTTAGAGTTTCTAATTATAATATAAGAGATGATTATAAAGACAGAGTAGCAAAAGAAATTTTTGAAAGTTTACCAGTATTACAAGAAAACTTTGAACAATACTTAAAAAATAAAGAAAAATAATATGAATATAGAACAATGCAAAGCAGAAATTAAACGACACGAAGGCGAAGTCCTAGAGATTTATATGGATAGTTTAGGCTATAAGACTCTAGGAGTTGGTCATCTATGTCAACCTAATGACCCTGAATATGATTGGGAAGTCGGTACACCTGTACCACAAGCAGTTGTAGATAGATACTACACGATAGACTTTGATAAGCATTATGCAGAAGCCATACATGTGTTTGGAGACAAAGAAGCTTTTTATAAACTACCTGAAAAGATACAGCACGTGTTAGTCAATATGTGTTTTAACTTAGGTGGTACAAGACTTTCAAAGTTTCGTAACATGTTGAAAGCTTGTAGAGAACACAACTGGAAAGAAATGTCTGCTCAAATGCAAGACAGTCGTTGGTTTACTCAAGTGGGTAGACGTAGTATTGAACTACAACAGATTGTTCTCGATCAAATATAATGCTACTCTATACAGAGAAACAATTAGACAAAGCTTACAGAATAGATTGTAAAGCTCGTACAATTTGTAACGAGCCTTGGATACAACGAGAAGATTTTAGACCACTGTATGAAGACCTTATAGAGTCTTATATGATTGCATACAACGAAGATGATATACTTGGTGCAGATGTACCAGAGTATCTATTAGATTCTATAAACGATTTACTTGAATCAACAATAACACTAGGAGACTAAGATGAAAGGACTATTAAAAAATATAGTAGGTGCAGTAGCACCAACACTAGGTACTGCATTAGGTGGACCAATGGGTGGTATGGCTGCAAATATGATAGCAGATGTACTAGGTTGTCCTAATAATCCTAAGTCCATAGAAAAAGCTGTGGCTGAAGCTACACCAGAACAAATGTTAGAACTTAAAAAAGCTGAGAATGCTTTTGCAGTTCAGATGAAAGAGCTTGATGTGGATGTGTTTAAACTAGAAGTGGCTGATGGACAAGATGCTCGTAATAAGTTTAGTAAAGACTGGACTGCACGTATTATGGGTATAGCTGTGGTTGGTGGATTTATGGGATATATATTCTTAGTTACATTACAACCACCCGAGCAAAACTCTGAAGCACTTATTAACTTAGTGCTTGGTTATCTTGGTGGTCTAGCAAGTGCAGTCATATCATTTTACTTTGGAGCTTCTAACAGCCCAGACAAATGAACGATTTCGTAAGCCTTATAAATGAAGTAGGCTTTCCCATTGCAGCAGCTTTAGGGTTAGGTTTGTTCATTTGGAAGCTTATCAATAGAATCATTGACGGTATGGAAACTAAGCTTGAAACTTTAGATGATAAAGTTCAAACAAGTTTAGACACTATGGAAGAACGAGTATCCACAAAACTTGATAGTCAGTATGGTATTATTGTAGCTTTGATTGATAGAGTCAGAGCTTTAGATAATCAAAGTATTAGACAAGATGTGTTACTTAAAACTTTATTAGGTGTTCCTAACTTAATAGATATAGACAAATTAGCAAAGGCAGATAGAGACGATCAGAGAAAAGATTAATGAAACTTAAACCAACATTTAGCAGCGAAAGGTCTATAAGGAATTGTTATTTCTGTATTACCTTTTGGTCTTTGTTATGTGTATTTTATTCTATACAAAGCATTTCTGATGAGATGGTACACAAGTTTAAAAGTCCTAGCTTTAGCGGTATCAATACATCTAGTCATTACTTAACCATTGAGAACCAAGAAGCTAGTAGAAAAGAAGCTATTAAAGCAGAAGTAAAAGCTTATCAAGAAGAGTTAGAAAGAGAAGCAAACAATACAACTCTTGCACGGTTTATACGAAATTTAGAATCAAGAATCTATGCCCAGCTATCAAGACAGCTCGTAGATAATTTATTCGGTGAGACACCAGCCACAAGTGGAGTCGTAGAATTAGAAGGAAATACTATTGAATACGAAACAGACGGTGAGTTTGTTACTTTAAAAATTACAGATGCAGATGGGAATACTACAGAAATTACTTTACCTATCGGTTCTTTTACTTTCTAGTTGTACGTTTAAATACGATGGGTTGCTCACCTCTGGAGGTGCACCTAACATTGTAATTAAAGATTCTAAAATTTTACAATTACAATCAACAGAACTTAAAAACTTACCGGCAGCTCTGACACAGCCGACAGTGGCTGTCTATCCTAATAGTTTTAAAGACTTGACAGGGCAGCGTAAGAGCAACAGTACGTTTGCTTTATTTAGTACAGCAGTAACACAAGCTCCGGAAGCATATCTTATCAGAGCTTTAAAACATGCAGCAAATGGAAAGTTTTTTAAAGTTGTAGAACGTGTAGGCTTAGATGATTTAACAAAAGAACGTCAGCTTATACGTAGTACAAGACAAGAGTTTGAAGAAGAACAGAAACTAAAACCTCTGCTATTTGCAGGGTTATTAATTCAAGGTGGTGTTGTTAGTTATGATACTAATATAACAAGTGGTGGTGTTGGAGCTAGATACTTGGGTATTGGTAGTAACAAACAATACAGAGAAGATACAGTCAATGTATCGTTAAGGTTGGTATCTGTATCAACAGGTGAAGTTTTAATGGAGGTGTTAGTCTCTAAGAATATTTTATCTGCTGGTATTTCACAAGATGTATTTAGATTTATTGAAATGGGTACAGAGCTTGTAGAGATTGAAGGTGGCTTCACAGAGAACGAGAGTGTATCTATTGCTTTACAAAGAGCTATAGAGACGGGGGTATTAAATATAATTAAAATAGGTATCGAGAGGGGATATTGGAAATATGAAAAGATTAATTAGTTTAACTGCATTATTGGCTATGGTGGCTGTAGCTGATAATGAGATTTATATAAATCAGAGTGGAGCCACAGCAAATCTTGATTTAGAACAACTAGGTTCAAGTAATATTATAGGTGGTACTTCAGCGACTTCAGGGTCAATGACACCACTTGATTTAGATGGTGGAACTATGACACTAGACATCAATCAGATTGGTGATAGTAATAAGTTTTTAGGGGACATCACAGCCGATAACTTCACAGGTTTATTTGAGTTTGATGGTAGTAGTAATACTTTTAACATACAAGTAGACCCTACCAATACTTATGGTGCTGATGGAAGTAATCTTAATATTGATGTAACAGGGAGTAGTAATACATTTAATTATGACCAAGCTACTGCTGACTTGGCAAGTACTTTAGACTTAGACTGGATTATTCAAGGAGATAGTAATACGTTTACTATTGATATTGATTATGATTTAGCAACTAACTACATTGATGTTGATGGTGATAGTAATACTTTAACCTTAGATGCTGATGGAGCTGATGGTGGTTATTTTTATCTAGACCAAACAGGAAATTCAAGAACATTTAACATTCAACAACAGAGTACATTAGCAAATGATTGGTTACGCATCGATTCGACAGGCAACGGTGGTACTGTTTGTGTCATTCAAAATGATGGTGGCACCTCTTTGGGCTGCTGATAACATAGGAAATATCACAGAGCTAAAAGGCTCTGCTAGGGTAGTTAGAGATACACCACAGGAAGCTGCCCTAGAAGCTCCTATACTCTCGTATGACAACGTAGAAACATCTAATGGTCGTATGGCTATCACTTTCATAGATGATACGCTGATAAGGCTCACAGAACATTCCCAAGTTTTAATAGATGAGTTTGTATTTGACCCTGACCCAGAGAAATCTAAGATGGCTCTTAACTTTGCAAAGGGTACAGCTAGGTTTGTCACTGGAAAGCTTAACAAAGTTTCAAAAAAGAATATAAAAATTAGAACCAACAGTGCAATTGTTGGTATAAGAGGAACAGACTTTACCATTACTGTGGATGAACTCGGTAGGTCTTTGGTTATACTTCTACCTAATCCTGATGGTACTTCAAGTGGAGAGATAACAGTCGAAACTGCAATGGGTTTGGTTGTTCTTAATAAACCATTTGAATCTACGGTGACTAATGTCTTTGAACAAGCACCAACAAAACCTGTCATACTTGATTTAACTCTAGACTTAATCGACAACATGTTGATTGTCAATCCTCCTGAAAGAACTCAAGCATTATCTGACGATACATCAACTCAAGCAAGTAATGTTTTAGATGTAGATTTGTTAGAGTTTGATGAGCTTGAAAAAGATTATCTAGCTGAAGATGATTTAGAGTTTACCGAGTTAGATGTAAACTTTTTAGATGTAAACTTTTTTGAAGATATGCTCAAGGTTGTAGATGAGCTAGATAAATTAAATGATGATGAATTGAATCAACAAAAGACTGTGACTCGTGTAGTAGGTACAGCTTATGGTCAAGATACTACTACTCAAATTATTACGTTGGTACAGGGTGAATTGATAAGCTTGACCCGAAGCGTAGAACAATCAGTAAAGGTTGATCTAGACTCCGGTCAAGGCTATACCGTTATCTTTATTCAGAATGGTATCTCTAACACAGTTAAGATAAATGGTGGTGGAGATTCTGTTATAAAGATTACTCAAGGAAGTTAATTACTTAAGTACGTTTAACTCTCTTTGAAAATAATTATGTAAGTCTCCCATCTTTAACTTACCATTACGTAGGATAGTTTTTATAACATCTCTTTCATCAGGTGGAAATATTTCATCCACCATATCCTCTGGTAACATACTAAACTCTGTAACGATATCATTGTTACGTGTAAGAAGCACTTTAAAACTTACTAAGTTCGCTTCACTTTTATTAACCATTATCACTCTCCAAGTTTGCAAAGGTTATTTTATCCTGTCTACCACGTAGTCCTGCTTTCATATAAGAAGTAGCACGACCTTCAAAGAAGTTCTGATGTTCAACACCCATCACTTCATCCAACCAACCTAGAGGATTCTCACGTTGGTCATAGTTTGTTTTTAATCCTAACTGTAGTAATCTTCTATCGGCTATGTATCTATTGTAAGCATACATATCTTTCTTGGTAAGACCTTCAAGGTCTCCCATATCAAACACTAGGTCTAAGAATTTATCTTCTAGTGTTACCATCTGTCTACAAATCTCGTAGAGTTCTGCTTTAAAATCATCTGTCCAGATATCTAAGTTCTCTTGTATAAATTCTCTGAACAACTTAGTCATAGCTTCAACGTGCATAGACTCATCACGTATAGAGTAAGTAACTATCTGTCCCATACCTTTCATCTTACCGAACCTTGGAAAGTTTAACAAGATTGCAAAGCTTGAGAACAACTGTAGTCCTTCTGTAAAAGCTGAATAGACTGCTAAAGTTTTTGCAATACTTTTCTTATCAGACTTAGTTGTCTTAATCTTATGTACGTACTCGTGTTTATCTGCCATCTCTTCGTACTCTGCAAAAGCTTTGTACTCTATCTCAGGCATACCAACTGTATCAAGTAATAAACTGTAGGCATGTTGATGAATAGATTCCATGTTAGCAAAAGAACCCATCATCATTCTAGCTTCAGGCTTTCTAAAGATACGCATGTATCTATCAACATAACCTGCACCTACATCTACATCAGACTGCGTAAACAATCTAAAGATTTGTGTTAGTAAATTCTTTTCTTTCGAGTCTAACTCTTGCCAATCTTTAACATCTGTATGTAATGGTACTGACTCCGGCATCCAATGCATTTGGTTTTGTAAGACATAGTAGTCAAACATCCAAGGATTATCGAATGGTTTGTAGTAATCTCTCGTGTCTAATAAGCTCATCTGTTCTCCTTGTTAAATCTCTTAACTAAATATTTTAAATTTTCAATTACGTATCCTGCGTAATCTTTTGTTTTTGCGAATGGATTATTATTTTCATCACAATAATCTAACCACATCCTACTTGTAAAGCCAGAAAACTTCTGACTAAACACCTTATCAAATTCTGATTGTTTCATATTAATCCTTTGGTAAATAAACGATAACAGCAGAATTACATTTAGGACAACTTAAATTAGTTTCCATAATATACTCATCATTCTCATCTTCTATGTCGTGATCTCCACCCCATATTAATTGTGTTCCACAATGCCAACAATCCATATCAACCCTCACAAGCTATACATTCAGCATCATCTAATTTAATACGCTGAACTTTAATGTTTACGTTCTCTGCATTTCTAGCAGCATTAGTTCTAAAGTAATACAAAGACTTTAGTTTGTTCATGCCATACCAATGTACATCATTAACATACTGCATATACTCATCGTGTACTTCCTGTGGCTCGGTGGCTGTAGGTATAGTAAAGAATAGATTAACTGACTGTGCTTGACAAATAAACTCTTGACGTTTAGCTGCATGTTCAACAATCCAAATCTGATCTATTTCATTGGCTGTTTTAAATATGTCTTTCTCTTCGTCTGTGAAGACATGTCCCATGTGTTGTATTGAACCTTCGTTTGCTGCTATGTCTTTCCACACTAGCTCAAGTTCTTTTTTACTTAGTTCTTTATCTTCTAATATTTCTTCTAAGTATTTGTTCTTAACTTGGAACGAACCACTGAGAGTCTTGTGCGTATAAACGTTAGCACGATATGGCTCAATCGAAGGAGAAGTACCACCACATATGATACTAGAACTAGCGTTAGGAGCAACAGCGAGTAGATGAGCGTTCCTCCTGCCACTGCCACTGACATCAGGAGCTTCACCCCTTTCGTCTGCAAGTCTTTCAGAAGCTTTGGTTGCCTGTTTTTTAATGTATTTAAAAGCTTTATAATTGAAACCCGTAGCGAAGATACCTTCAAAAGGAATGTTGCGTGATTGGAGATACGAATGGAAGCCCATTGCACCGAGACCCAACGACCTTTCTCGATAAGCAGAGTAGGCAGATTTAAGAAACCCTTCTTTGCCCGGCTTAATATGTTTTTGAAACCTTTTAAAGTTTGCATTGTACTCTCCTAAGTTATCTGTGTCGACAGCGTTATCAATATAATGTTGAAGAACATTGTCAAGCATGGTAATTAAATCTTCAATGAATACAGGGTTCTCACTCCACTCATCAAAGTATTCTAAGTTGACAGAAGATAAACAACATACTGCTGTTCTCTCTTCATTGGTAGGTAAAGTAATCTCAGAACAAAGGTTGCTCTGTTTGATTTCTAATCCTAAATCTTTCTGTTCTTTTGGTAAAGCTTCATTACATCTATCGATGTTGACCATGTAAGGCTCACCTGTCTCTGCTCTAGCATTAATGATCTGCCACCATAAGTCTCGAGCATTAACAACCTTAATAGCTTCATTGCTTTTAGGGTCTACCAATCTCCAGTCTGCATCATCTTCAACAGCTTTCAAGAACTCATTGGTAATGTTAATACCGTTGTGAAGATTAAGATTCTTACGATTAATATCTCCACCTGATTCTTTACGCATGTTAATGAACTCTTCAATCTCTGGATGAGATATGTCCATGTAAGCTGCATAAGAACCACGTCTTGTGGTGCCTTGATTAAAGGCTAACATCTGTGAATCTACGACATGGATGAAAGGAATTGAACCAGTAGACTTACTACCGTGAGTAGTAGAAACACCGTTACTCCTGATGTCTCCCCAATATCCACCAATACCTCCACCTGAACTTGCCAACCAAATATTCTCGTCATAATGATCTGATAGACCAGTCCTGCTATCAGGTACATAATTGAGGAAACAGCTAATAGGAAGACCACGACTTGTTCCCCCGTTACTAAGTATAGGAGTGCTAAACATGAACCAACAAGAGGAACTGTAGTGATAAAGTCTTTGAGCCAATTCAAAATCTGTGTTCCCTTTGTAGGTGGCTGCGAAGACTGATGCTCTGGCAAATGCTTCTTGTGCATGTGTTTCATTCTCCCATAAGTATCTATCCTTAAGTGTGTCAAGGCTGAACTTATCTAAATTTTTTTCGTTACTATAATTTATTTTTATACCAAGATATTCCTTGATACCTACTTTATCATCTACCATTATGAGTTCTCTGTGTCGTGAATGTTAAGCATTATTATACCATAGTGTAAGATTTTTAGCAAGTCTTTTCTGTTCTTTCCTTCTTTATTTCCATAGCGTTTAGCGTACTTCATAATATTACCAAGACTAAAGCCCTCACCATGTCCCGAATCAATAATAACATCGGTAGCCTGATATTTATCGGATGCATAATGCTGACTGTATGTAGCATCAATGTATCCTTTAAGCTCTTGTAATAGTTTGTCTTCATTAAATTTATAATTACTCTTTCTCATTTTTCCATTCCTTCGGTAAAGTCTCTTCGCTATACCATGTAAAGTTATTTGTTTCAGCCCATTCAGCATGTGTTCTTTTTGTCCCATCTTTCCTTACCTTTGCTCCCGGCATAGGAGAGAAAGGTTTTTGAAATAAAAATATTAACTCAGTATTCTTTGGTAGTGCTTTTCTAATATGAATATATTTACTGTACTCAGCGTGGTCCCAAAACCTACCTTTAGCTTCCAATAAAATTGTTTTACCATCTATGTCTCTAACAAAGTCAGCTTCGTATTTATGTTCAACGACATATTGTATGACATCCCAATGGTGTTTCCAGTCTTGAAGTATACCTAAATGAATGTCATACTCCCATCGACTGTCATACCCTTTAGGTACGTTAATCTTTTTAGGTCTAGGTTTTCTAGGTACTCTTCTAGGCATTAAGGTCTCCAAGCGTTAGCTGTGGATTCCGTTTAACCTGTTTGTAAAACCATCGTAAACTATATGCACTAAGAAGAAATCTATTGTTAGCAAAGATGTGTGTTTGTTCTGGCAAGAACTCATCTAGATTCTTTCTGTGTATCTTAGATGTATCTTCTCCATCTGGAACCATAGTTCTTAACCACTCTATGAGTAAGTCTTCTGCTTTACGTCTTAATTGTTTTGATCTTCTTCCACTCATATCTGTGTTACCTCTATAACTTTAGGTGGCTTGGGTGTCTGAGTTAAATATTTTAAACCATTAGAATATTTAAATACTCTTAAACCTTTACCCTCATTAGAATCTTTGTGACATTCAAACTTATGTCTGCAATATACACACTCTCTAGGTAGCTGCATATTACCAGACTTACCATCTGGAACAGGACTGTAACATAGTTCTGGTGGTGTAGCTAACTTCACAGCCTTCTTAATATCTGTAATCTTTTTCTTGATGTTAGGCTTATCAAAGTTATCAGGTCTGTACAAAGCTAACTCACCAGACTCTTTATTAAGAGCAAGGAATCCACCTTTGTCTGTACCCTGTGCTGCTTCATACCCTGCAAGTTGAGCCATGTACCCAAACATATCGTTTTCTGCTAGAGTACCATCCTTGAATTTTTTGAAAGCAAATCCGGAAGCTGTTTTAATATCAACAACCTCTCCATCGATAACACAATCCATGTGTCCTTTGATTCCAGATACCTTGATCTCTTTCTGTTCATCAGTAACTGTATGTCCAGATAGCTTGATAAGAAATATAACTATCTCTTCAAGTAAATGTCCATATAAAAACTTAATGAATAAAGAAGGTGGCATCCTTTCCGGAGTACCTTCTGACTTCATATCAAACCAAAGTTGTCGTGACTTCCTACCTATGTTAGACATACGTAAAGTTGCATCACCTCTTGGTTCAGGGTGAGACCACTTGTAAAGTATCTCTTTCATAGACTCACCAAACTGATCGATAGTCTCAGGGTCTAGATCAATGTGCTCACCATCAGCAAGTACACCTATCTTATTATATATATCTTCGACTAATGTGTCAAGAGTTTTTTTAGATTTAGTCATATTATGTTCTCTGTCTATGTTTTATCCAAGCTAATTTTCTATTAACAGGATTAAACTGTAATAACTGAACACCTAATTTTTTTTGTATCTCGTTACGACTTTGACATTTAGTTACTTTATTACCAGTTTTTTTATGTTGTTGTGGCTGTGCTGTTTTAACATCAACAAAAATAGTTTCACCATCTTTCATTGCTATCATATCTATTGGTCCAGTACAACCTGTGTTTTTAAAAACTTCATAGCCATTATCCCACAGCCATGTAACTGCATAGTATTCAGCTAAGTCTCCCTTTCTACTGCTATCATTAGGTTTAATATAATTCATATTTAATTCTTGTTGTTTAGTGTGTTTCACTCCAATTACCTCCTACTTTAAATTCGCCATCCATCGGACAACGTAGATCAAAATGTTCACCTGCTTCTATGATAGATTCAACAGCCATTTGTCCTACCTTGTTTGCTCTACAAGATAAGACTTCTATCTGCCATTCATCGTGAATGTTTGCGACAAACTTATGTGGTGTTCCACTAAGCTTAAGCCTACTAGATAAAATACATAAAGCTTTCTTCATAAGAATAGCACCGGCACCTTGAAGCAATGTGTTCAAAGCTGAGTGTTTGTTTCTTATATATAACTTTCTACCATCTAACCCTTTGAGGAACGTTTTTCCAGATGCTCTGTCAACTTTGTCTTTAAGAGTTCTGTATGCTGGGAGACTACTAAGAAAGCGTTCTCGCAACTGCTTACCGTCTGCTCTGCTTCCTTTAATGATGCTTCCAATCTTTTCATCTCCGGCACCGTAAACGAGTGCATAGATGAAAGTTTTAGCCTGATCTCTTGATTTAAGTCCAGCAAACGTTTGGTTAGCTGTGTGAATGTCTCCGTTAATAATTTCATTGATGTACTCCTTATCATCCATATAATGTGCTAACATACGTAGCTCTAATCCACTTGCATCGACACCTACAAGACTATAACCTTCTGGTACAGTCCAACAAGCTCGACATTCTTTTCCATACGGACTACTTACCGATGGAACCTGTGCAACATTAGGGTTTCTATGTGTCATTCTTCCGGTAATAGTACCATTGGGAATAACAAACCCATGTATTCTACCATCATCCTTGACAGCTTCTACCCACGAATCAATCTGAGCTATACGCTTTTGCAGTAGTAAAAAATCTGCTATAAGTTTTGCTTCATGGATGTGAGTTATCTTAGATAATGTTTTCTCATCTACAATAGGCTGACCAGTAGGTGTAAATCTATCTGGCTTCCAACCAAAGTCAATAAGATATTCTCCAATCTGTTTACGAGAACCAAGATTAAACTCTTGTAAAGTTTGTCTCATAAAGGGATTGAAGTTGTTAGTGTCTAAGCAACGTTGATACTCATCATCTGTTAGTCCACGCTTAGATAGATTACCATCTTTCTTGATATAAGGTGAGACCTGTTTAGTGTCTACCCATTTAGGTTTAAAAGTTTCATGTACCTCTGACTCAATCAGTTGTTTCTTTTCTCTAAGTTCTGCTAATAAACTTAAAGCAGATTGCATATCAAAATCAAAACCATCTTGCTCCTGCTGTTTCATAATCTTAGCAACACCTTGTTCAATCTCAATTGATTGAGGTGAGAAACCTTTTGATTCTTTTCGAAGTTCCTGTAGTACTCTAGTGTTTAACTGTACATCCCGTACACAATAGTTTAACATATCAGTAGAGTAATTAAGATAATCTTCAAACTCAATCTTAGGATAGCCTAGCTTATAACCCCAAGTCTCAAGGCTGTGTCCACCATCACGTGTTGGATTAAATAGTCTAGATAAAACTAAGGTATCAATGAGTTCTTTATCACTAAGATTTACTCCTCCAAACTTTTCTACAACTGGGATGTCAAATCCAATAATGTTGTGACCAATAAGTCTGTCTGCTGTAGTAAGAAACTGATACCCTTCTTCTAACTTGTTAGGTGGGAACTTAAATATCTCACCGGAGTCAGGATTCTGGGCAACGATACACCATACTTTAGTAGCATGGATATCATCAGTTTCTATATCAAATACTAAATCCATTAAAATACCTCTTCACCTGAGTTGTCAAACTCAATATCTGCATCAGTTAATTCTGATAGTCGACCAGTCTCTGCATCATAGATAACTCTAGCTGCCATACCAACATCACCTGTGTATCTTGATTTAAGAACACGTAGTCTTGTAGTCCTAGCTTCATCTGGGTCATCTGATTGTTGATTACGTTCTAATGCAATAACACAATCTGATAGTTGTCCAATACTATTGGAGCCACGTAGATGAGAGAGACTTACTTCAATTCCATTCTCATGTCCTTTATTACCATCGACACGTCTGAGATGAGACACAAGGATAATCCCTGCACCAGTCTCTTCAACTAAACTTCTAAGTCTAGTCATAATAGTATCAATAGCTCGTCTCTCATCACCTTCATGTACTGCACTTACCAACATGTGCAAGTGATCTACTACTACCCATTTACAGTCGCAACCAATAATCATAAAGCGAAGCTTGGTAAAGATATCATCAATGTCGTTGGTGCCAAAGTGTGAGTGAACCCATACTCTGTTTTTATTCTCACCATCGTACAAGATGTCAAACATCTTATCAAGTTCTTCTTTAGAAA